TGTGTCAATCTTGTTGTATCCAAGTTCATTGGCTGCACCGGGGGTTGCGCTGTCAGGACCAACACCTGTGTAGGTGGATGGGCCACCAGCTCTAAATCTCAATGCAAATGCCAGACCAACGGGGCCTGTCAATGGCTGAACACCAACGATTTCGTGGGCAATCAGCTCAGGGAATGTACGTCTAACCATCGGAACTGCGATCTGGAAGAAGTCACCAGAACCGGAGTAACCAGCGCTTCTGGTAAGTCCTGTCTGTGTGTAGTTTCCAGCTTCCGTAAGGTACTTATACTCGTTTTCGAGCATGACGGCAGTAGACTTCAGAACCTTGCGGGACTTAATCTTGTTGCCTTCATTGAGAACGTCATTCCATTTCTCAATCAGTTTCTTTGTTTCCATCTTTAGAATATTCCTCCTAAAACGTCTTTTTCAAAAATTACTTTCCTTCCTTCAGCATTCTGACAACACCCTGAACATACTTCTTGAATGGATCATCGGATTCCTTTACTGCTGGTTCACCAGTTTGTGTAGGAACTTCGATGGAACCCTGTCCCATCTGAGCAGCAGGTGTTGCGTCATCGGCATCCTTCATCATCGCAGAGCAAGATGGACATGCCGTTGTGGAGCATGCGGTCTTTGATGTTGCATGGGCACCACAGCTAGGGCAGATACAATCGAAGGTCTTTGCCTCTGCATCGGGCTCTGTCGTGCCCGGAGCAAGACCTGTTGTTGCATCCGGCGTATCCAGTTCGGAAAGAATGTTGTTGACAACAAGGTCAAACTTCCTGTCAATCTCTTCCTTCTCCGTAAGGTCGCCGAGAAGGTCAACCACCTTCTTTCTCTGTCCCTCTGTCAAACCGTCACACTTCTTTCTCAAGTAGAGATGAGCTGCCATCGCTCTGGCGTCTTCCTCAACCTTCATCGACTTTCCAATCGCCTCGTTGAGTTCTCCCTTGAGTCTGATAATCTCGTCCTTGGCCTCTCTCAGCAAGCTCTTTACTTCGTCATTGAGAAGTCCTTCATCAATGGCGAGTCTCACCTTCAAGGTCTGGATGACATCATCATAGAGTTCGCCCTTTCTTGCATACTCAACAATCTTCTCAGGCAGCTTGAGTTCTTCCTCAAGAACTGTGTCAACGAAGTTGGAGAACTTCGATGTCACGTCATTCTTGTACTCCTCAAACTTTGCCTCGTACTCCTCAATCAGTCTCTCTGACTGCTCTTTCAGAAGAGAGTCGGCTCTCTCCCTTGCCTTGACATCAATCATTTCTTCGATCTTCTTCTTGGCGGAGGCAATCTGTGACTCATCGAGTTTGTCGATACCCAAAAGTTTTGTGATTTCTTCAAACATTTATTTCGATCCTCCTATGACTTTTTGGTTTTCCTAGACTCTGTAAGTCTCTTGAACTTCCTTTTTTTAGAGGATTTTCCTTCCTCTACGATCTCGTTGCCAAAATCATCGACGGCCACGAATGGCTCATCCATAATTTCTTCTTCACTTTCCGTATCGGGAACATCCATCGTGGCGTTTGGATTCAGATTTATCGGTTGAACCTCGGACTGATGATTGTATACCGCCTTGTTTCTTGCAGGCGCCCAATTTCCACTATTCCAAGCCGCCATTATTTCATCGGCCATCGCACGGCCTTCCGCACTCAAGACATCCCTGTCTAACGTTGCAATAAAATTGACCATCTTGTTGAGAACGTCATCAAGGTCATACTCCTCGTTGAGTTCCCAACGGGTAGACTCGTTCACCGTTATTTTCTTGGTCGTGTCTTTCCTCAAAAAATCGTCAATTTTATCAATGATAGACATAGTTATCCTCTCGAATATATTTATCGTATGTTACAGGATTATTACAGATTGGTGGGAAACACAGATGGGACAAGGGTTTTGAGTTACACTAGGCTTTCTTGAAATTCGGACAAGAAGCCAACATTTCTACAGGAATTGCGTTGTCTCTTCAGATATATCATAATCTTCTACGTTGGCTTCCTTGAGATATTTGTCAATTTTTTCATTTATGTTTTTCATTATCTGTCCTCTACCAAATAGTTTCTCTTTCTTCCCACATAATCTCCTATTTGATACTTTTTTCAATGTCGGTCAATACCTGCCAAATTTTCTTGTAATACTCTTTTCGAGCTTGTTCCAATGTCATCTTTGGCTCTTCCTTCACCTCTTCCTTCTTCCTACCGGGAAGTTCGAACTCCTGTCCCTCATAAATTCCATTGACCCAAGAAGGATGATTGGAGGGGTCTGTAACCATATCCCAAGTGATGAGGCAGAAATCCTCGTTTACCATTCCATTCTCGTTTACAGAACCAAGTCCACGGCTTGAGATACCCATCCTTCCTTCCTTGATAAGCGTCTTGGCGATGTTGCCCATAGGAGTATCGAGAACCTTGGAACGACCATAGACGTGATTTCCCTTCCACTCCAGCTTTTCCGTAATGATAGCAATCTTGTCTGGATTGATTTCGGGATTTGGTGGATGTCCAAGTTCACCCCAAAGACAGCGGTTCTTGATTTTCTCTTCGAGCTTGTTGATCTCTCTTTCAAGAACACTTCTTGAGTAAACTCGTTTGTTGTTGTTCTCAATGTCCGCAGAACTATAAATTCCCGTGATATACAGGGATTTATCCTTCTGCTCGGACTCTTCCACGATGAACTCAACATCGTGGGAAAGTTCTGTAATCAGCTTCATATTGTTCACCTCTGTTATGCGTTACCGTCTTGCGGCCCCCTCGCAACCTTGATAGGCGTTCTCTTGATAACGTCAAGAACCTGAATAATACGAAGGTTCTGTGGATATCTCTTGACAAGTGCATTTGCCAAGTCCATCGCCTTCATAAACTTCACGGGAGTATTTGCCATACCAAGATAGTAAGCAAGTCTCTTCAATCCCGTTCCAAAGGAAGATGTGTCCTTCGTGGGGTCATATGTGCCCGGAATACCGCCACCGGGAACATCATATGTCTTCTGCCCGCCAGCAAATTCCTGTGGATCTGGTTCTGCGAAAACTTCCGCCTCTTTCAGATACTTCTCGATTTTCTTGTCAACACTCATTTTCGTTCCTCCAATCAATCTACGTTTTCGTATTCTATTTTTCCTGTCCTATGATGAACCCATGCTCTTCGCATTTTATCCTTACGGTTTATCATAGTCGTGTAACCATTCCTTTCCTGTTTGGTATGTTTTTCATACCCCTTGTTTCTCAACGATGAAATACTGGCATTGTGCTTCTCAGCGCCCTCTGCCTCTTTCGGTCTATATCCTTCCTTGTGAGCCTTGCTCGTAGGGTCTGCAGCAGGATGAATAGAACCAAATTCTGTCAAGTATCTCGACACTATTTCGTCAATTCTTTTCATCTTTCGACAAATCGCCACTCAAACCCAGTTTGTTCTTCAAGTAATCATTCTTGGCCTGCACAATCTGAGTTTTCAGCTTTTCCTTTGCAGTAATGAAATCATCATTCTCAAAGGCATCCAATGCCGCTTTAATTTCCTTCTCGTCAATCATAACACCTTCTCCTTTTATAGTAGCCTCTGGCTTGCCTCTCATAAGATTTTTCTTCTCCGGCTTCTTATATGGAAGTGGAGTTATAATCTTTTTATTCTTGAGAGTTTCTATTTTCTTCTCCCTGTCCCGTATTTTCTTTTCAGCAGCGTCTTTTATTTTCTCTTTCTGTAAAGGGTCATCCGTCATTTGTATTCGTCTTTTGGACGACTTCTTTTCATTTTCTATTTCCTTCCTGTATCGTTCAAGAGTCGTGTCTTCCGCTGCCTCTGTAATCCTATTCAAATCCTTGTTCTTTCTCTTATTTATTAGATATGTCTTTTTTTTACTCTGAAGTGAATCAATCCTTTTCCTGATAACATCTTTTTCATCTTTCGTTTCTGCTCTTTGTTTTTCCTTTTGAGCAGATTGAATCTGTTTATTGAATGCCTCTATTTGCGCATCCTTCTTTATTCTTTTTGATATGTAATTTTCTACAATATCATTTATTCTCACTTCAGATAATCCTTATATTATTTATGTTACTCCAAGTAATTTTCCACCAAAACATCAACATTCTCTATCCATCGGTAAACATAACCCTCTTTCTTAACCTTCTTCTTTTCCCCTGCCTTGTTGTCCCCTTCTCTTCGAGCAATCTCCTGTTTAATCTGTTTTGAAGTCCACATATTCTTTCTTCGTGAATTAAACCCCGCGTTCAATCCCTGAATCCTTGCTCCATATGGCCTCCAATCCAGTTTCCACAGTTTCAACTTGTCTGTCCCGTCCTCTGCTGTATCTATTTCAGAACGATATTGCCCATCTACATACTCCTGATGATTATGCACAAGCATTGGCAACCCCTTGGATGATACAAGAACGTGAGAGAATGTTACAGCTGACATAAAGCAGTTTGGACCCTTATTTATCATTACTTTTGCGTTATCCTGACCAACCATATCAACCAAGGAATCATAATCAACAAACTTTTTCAATTTTTCCGCATATTCCTTATCCAATGCTTCTCTTTCTTTTTCTGATGCTCCCAAGGCACTAGACTTTGCAATAGCTGCTTCTGTCTTCATTTTGTATTCAACAAGCATCTTATAGAAACCATCCATATCCTTGATTGTTTTATGTATACCACCGGAATTTTTCATTATTGAATCAAATTCTTTCTTGTCATCAATAATTGAATCTTTTACGCCAATAGCATATCCCTTTGTACCTGGCACAGAATGAATCAGATATCTCTTCTTTTTATCTGGATGGTATAGAGTGTATTTTGATGCTTCGCCAGGAAATCCATAAGAATTAAACTCGCCAGAAGAACCGTACTTGACACTAATAGACTGAATTTTCGTTATCTTTGTTCCGCTTCTGGTAATTCTTATTTTATCACCAGATGGGAAGGAGCCGTGTGATGGTAGATAACATTCATCCCCTCTGGCGATTTCAGTATCATACAGCGCCATTTCAGCAAAATTCTTCATAATCGAATCTGCTGACTTTTTATCAATTTCAGACAGTTTACATGCCAAAGTAGCATAGGAATTGCCAACCTTTTCTGACATACTTTTCGACGGAACATCGTTACTGTCTGCAAGTTCTATCATTCTCTCTTTATGTGCCTTCAACTCTGAAAGAAATTCTTTCTTTATCTTTCCCTCTTTTACCAATTTCTCAACATCAGCGATTGTTCTATCTAACGCTTTATTGTTGAAAACAGAATGTCTGAAATATTCCTGTGCATTCTTTCCTTTTTTGTTATCAATTGGTTTTCCATTCGCGTCTGTTGGTAAATAAACCTTCTTAAATCCATCATCCAAGTCTGCAAGGGGACCTTCGGAGAAAATTTCTGCAACATAGGTGCTTTCTTTATGGTCGATACCTTTCATTCCCAAGTTTGGTTTAGATGCAGCGCTCAAGACCTTCGATGCATCCTTTTCTACCACTGTCGGTGTCAACGAAACACCAATATCCTCAAATTGATTAATAATTGCTCTCGCATTTGCACCAGAACCAATTAACTTTTTACCACTATGGCTAATCTTTCCAAACCCTAAATCTTGAATCGAATCAATGTTCAATACACCATCGGAACCAACTCTCAGCTTATATGTTTCTTTGATTCTTTCTGCTTTTTCTTTCTTTTCTTTGCCCTTCAATCCATCAAGTTCTTTTAAGTCTTTTATCAAGTTATCATAGACACCTTTTACTTTCTTACCAGCATCGCCGCCATCCCTGATAAGGGGTGATTTATCAACAATATTTTTGATATGTTTAATAATATCTTCTGTTTCTACCTTTATTTCTGGTTTTTTCTTTTCTTCCGGTTTTATTTCTTGACCAGACTGACTTACCTTATAATGTTTCTGAAAAACATTCTTCATCCACTTCGGCGCTTTTTTGTTATAACTGGCCCTAATCTTATCAAGCAAAGCCTTCTTTTCGTCCGGCTTTGTATTCAGACTTTTTAGTAGATTATCAAAATGTGCTTCTTTTACTTTATCGTCGTGTGGCGATGTTACAATATTTGTAAAATCTTTATTACCGATCAGCTTTGCATGTTCACCATGAACGTCAATTTCATCCGATTCACCCGACTGACCACCACCAAACTTTTTTCCATACTGAAGAACACCAGACTTGACAAGTTGTGCTATCTCACCATCTTTATATTTCTGAACATGTTCCCTCTGTTTTTCCTCACTATGAGTGTTCCACCACTCAATTGTTTCCTTACTCGGTTGTTTCTTTCCTATTTGTTTCTGTTGTGGAGATTTCTTCGCAGAAGGATTTCCCCCACCATCGCTTTTTGTTCCAGCAGGTTTAACCTTGGCCGCCTCAAAAAGTTCATCTAAAAATTTATCTTTAGTGTTTAATAGATGTTCTCTTATCTTCATCAGTCTACTAACTCCGGTTCTGGAAGTTCTTCAGTTGCTTCCTCTTCAGGTGGCATTTCACCGCCCATTTCCTCCATTCCTTCCATATCACCGCCCATTTCTCCACCCATTTCTCCGCCTGCACCCTCTGCATTCGGATTCACAAGAAGAGCGTCCTTTTCAAATCCCTTTATGTTCGCTTCGATTTCCTCGTCTGTCCATCGTAGATATCTCTTTATCAGATAGTATTTAGAAAACTCTGGATTATTTGCAAGTGCATTGTAATTATTGAACCTTGCCTCGATGAATCCCTGTTCCATAGATTCCTTGTAGTGAGAAGGCGCAACCATGTTCAATTTGAAAGAATCCTTGGTAAGTCCATACTGTTGCTTCAATCCCTTGAACTCAAGGTGAAGAAGGAACAGGTCACGAAACTCATTACAGAACCTCACCTGATGTTTCTCAAGGAACTTGGCCCACTTCACTTCATCTCTACTGATTTCTCCCGTATGTGCACCACCGATGACGATTTCTGCGTCACCCTTTTCCTGTCCTGCGGTGACACGGGATGCGGGATATTTCAACGCACGGAACAATTTTCGTGCGAAGTAGTAAATGTCGTCCAGCTCTGTAAATCCAGCGGGATTTCCACCAACAGTTTCAATCGAAGAACCTCTACCATCCGCAGACTGTGGAAGGAAGAAGTTCTCAAGGATGGAAAGAACCTCTGGTTCGTGTGTCAGGGCGCCCGTAGTCGGATCGTATGTCTGCTTCTTGATAAATTTCGTCTTAATCTTTTCAACGAACTTCATAGCCTTGTCTTTAGGCATATTTCCCGTATCAATTTTGAAAACAAATCGCTCGGGCGCCCTGACAATACGATAGATGATAACGGAGGTTTCCAGAAGTTTCAACTGGTTATATGGAACTCTTGCTTTTTCGAGATAACCAAAAATCTCTGCCTTGGTTCTTCCATATATACCGTAGTTGATATAACTGATTTGTTCGGGTTCAAAGATGATTATCTTGTTGTTCTTTTCCGCCTCTGCACGATTGAGAGGTCTTTTCGTGTTCGGAACAAGATACTGATAGAAATTCAGAATGTGACCATCACGGGGATCATATGAAAAATCCATAGACTCCGATGGCAGTCTCTTGATAGCCACGATACCATAGCTGGGTCTATTCTTGTTGATGACTCTTTCAAAGTATACCCTACCATCCACATAGTAGGTTCTCAACAAGTCATCAATCTTTTCATTGATAGCAAGTCTATTGTAAAACAGCTCGTCAAATTCTCTATACAAATTTTTGACTGCGTTTTTACTCTCTGATAACTTTCTATCCGTGATTTCAAGTGAGAAAACTCTTCCCTCTGCGTCCTGCTGCGTAGACTCATTGACCGCATCTTCGATAACATCCGCAATCTCTGGATATTCAGCCATCTTACGATACTCGAATATCTTCTGAACCTCACTTTCGAATATCTGACTGATATATCGGTTATAGAAATTTGAAAAGGTTCCAAGACCAAGGTTTCCATAACCCGTAATCATCAACAGGTCATCAACACCTTCACCACGAACCGCAGCACGTTGAAGATCGGTAAGAGCATCGTCACCCTTCCCGGCAAACACCTTCATCGACTCATCAATCTTTTCCTGTCTTCCTGTCTTTGGTAAAAAGAAATCTTTCCAAGCCATATAAACACATCCTTATGAAATAACTCTGGCGTATCCAGAGATAGCATCAGACAAAGTAATAGTCAGATTATTTGCATCTGTAAATGATATACCATCTGGAATGATAACATATCCAGTATCATCAATGACGGTAACGGCTGCATATTTATTGTTCAAATTATGTGTGACATTCCAAGTGGTAGAA